AAAGACAAAGTATGTTAGATTTTTTTGATTATGTAGATTTGACATTACCGTTTCTTGTTTTGTTTTGGGAAAATGATCTTGATGTAGAGCCGCCTTTATATGCGCAATTAACAAATAGTTTAGAAATAACAAAAAATAACCAGGCAGGATTAACCTGGACATTAACATTAGAATTTGAAGAGGTGAGATAATGGCAGGAACTAAAGTTAGCAATTACGCTATAGGGGATGAGAACATTGAAGAAATGCAGCTCACCATTGACAAAGCATACAAGGGAAAATGCTCATTAACTATATCTGAATTAAATACAACTACTCAACCCGTGATAGAAGCAGGTAGTTGGATAGATAATAATGGCGCTTTATACAAATTTGATAGTAATGAAACAATATCAACTACAGATCCAGTTACGAGCAGTACGGTTGCAGATGGAACGGTTTATATATGCCTAATTCCTGATTCGGGCACCGCTTCGGGGGCTACTACAGACGCTAGTGGTTATTCTATAGGGGCGACATCAATAACGCTAGCAAGTGCAGGAACTGGCGACATCTTGACAGGGGACAATATAAGATTTGCAGGAGATACCAATCTATATACGGTAGCCTCAGGGGATGCAGACGTATCTAACGGGGGAACTATTACATTAGAGTCTCCAGGTTTAAAACAGGCGATACCTTCTAGTGCGACTGGCATAAATATGGTAGGAGGGTCAATAACAGCATCTTTCACAGCGACTCCGCCTACATTCAGCAATACGAAACAAGGTTGGTATGGTACTGGAAGTCAGGCTAATTATAGATACCTTAATTATATAATGGTTAAATCGGGAACAACTTATGATAACAAATACGCCGTTGACGACCAGCTATTTAGCAAGTCAATCTGTGTTGTATCTAAAAGTGCTACCTCCACATATTCTTCAATCGGTTACTTCTCTATAGATTTCGATCAAAAAATATATGATATAAAAAACGAATATAATCTCGGAAGCGATTTTTTCCAGCCAATACAGGCGGGATTATACAGGATAAGCATGCAAATCGGTTGGAGCCCAGCGGGGGACGCTGGTATATTTCATATAGGAATTGCTTTAGGGGGTGTCCCTAGCTCTGTGACATCTTCTAGTATTATAGTGCAATCAACATTGAATAATTCAGATAGTGTCGCCGTTGTACAGGAAGTATCTTTAGAAAGACTCATTTTTCTAAAAACAACTGACTCCGTATATCCTTATATATATGATAGTACTACTGGAACTGGCAGAATATATGGCGACACAACAGGAACAAATATAACAATGTTCCAGGTAGAGCGTGTTGCATGACGGCTACCAATAAAATAGTGTTATTCGAATACGATATTCCAGTTGACAGGACAAATATGCTTAATTATGAGGCTGGTATTTGGTTCTGGACTATAACTCCAGGCGATGTTACCGTTTTAGATAATTATGGAATGAGTGGGTATTATAATTGGACAAATACCCTGGTTTATAATATAAAGTCGTTTCGATATGATGATATTTTCTTTTCTCGGACAACGAGTCTTGATGATTGTAGGCAGACAGAAAATAGCTTCTATTATGACGAAGAAACTACATATTTATATATAAGAAGGGAGGATTATGAGCCAGTACTTACAGATAACATGATCATAGGTGTTGCGGTCGGATATTCCTATAAAGAAAATATTGATTGTTACTATAATAACCAATATTATGAACCTCTTATCTCTAAGATGTTCGCAATAAAAAAATCTATCGATCCGCTTTTCTATGGCCTTTTGAAATATCAATCCGGGGAAGTTACTTTTATAAATAATGGTGGGGAGTTCGACGATTGGCGATCTCGCAATTTGTTTAAAATGGCTTCTCGTGTTTTAATTGGAGACTATGGCGATTCTTATAGCGATCTTGTGCAAAGATACAGTGGTTTTATAGAGAACGATAAAAAAACTTTTACTGAATTTTCTTTAACTGTGCAAGATCCCCGCAAAGGTCTTACACAGGGTATTGCGACAAACTTATTAAACCAAACAGATTACCCGGACTTAAGCGATTCTAATGTAGATGTATCCAAACCTGTGGCATATGGAGTAATAACAAATGCACCAACATATTGCCTAAATGAAGAAGAATCAGGCAGCCCTTCTTCTTATACCTTTATATTCGCAGATACTACTTATAATAATGTTACTTCTATAGAAGAAATTAGGGTAAATAAAGTTGTAAAAACACCGACCAGTACAGATCTAGCAGCAGGAACCTTTGTTTTATCTAGCTCGGATGTTGGAGACAATTTTGACGAAGTAAAAATAGATTTTACTGTTAATACTAAAAATGGAATAAATATTATAAAAGATCTAATGCTAAATTACGACAATAAGCCCTATCTTGGTTCTTTTTTCGATATTTCGGAAATAGATGACGCAGAAATAGACTGTAGGGATACAAGTCTTTATATAGAAGACTCTGATTTGAAACTATCCGAAGCAATAGAAAGTATATGCAAAGATTGTGATATAAGATTTTTCGTGAAGGATAATGGCAAATACACTGCACGTATATATGATGCAGATAGGACACCTGCATATACAATACAGAAAGATGACTGGATGGGGGATCCTAGCATAATTAACAATGGCAGTGAGTTCCTTACTTCTGTTAGAATCGGTTATAAGCATGACATAGACAACGATGAAAGATTATATTATGAAAATATAGATTATAGGGACAATACTTTTAAAATTTATAAATCTTACAAAACTAGAACATACGAAACAGAATTGACGACTCTAGCAGATGCACAAGACAAATCAGAAACGATAATGGAAATATCCAGCAATATAAATGATATAGTAGAACGAACAACGCATTGGGCATATGCAGATATAGAGCCAACGGATTTTATAATTGCCAATCCAACAGACCGGGTAAGTTCTACTGTAGATAATTGGGGCATTTATGAAATTCTAAATGTTACAAAAAGCTTAGAAAATTTTACAGTAAAATTAAAAATGAGATTTGTAAAAGCATACACGCCTATAGAAACAGAAATAAATGTTTTTGTAGATGAAAATGGCGATTATTTTACAGATGAAAATGGCGATTATTGGATAGAAGAAATAATATTATAGGAGAGAAAAATGGGAACATTCAAAATAGATGACAAAACAGCAAAGACAACACTGGTTGGAGCAGATATATTTTTGATTGGTGACTCAGAAGATCTTTCAGGCTCTGATAAAAAGTTAAAAAAATCTGCACTTTCAAATATGCTTTCATACATGCAAAACAATTTAAGTTTTGCAGCTCGAAGTGTAAAATATCTAACAAATACCGATTCTCCGTTTACGATAACTGATAGTGACGGCTATACCACTTTTATCTGCGATACAAGCGGTGGCGATATAGATATTATACTTCCAACTCTTGCAGATAATCAAGCAAGGAATTTAGAATTTATTCATCAGGTGGGTGGCGGGCTTCTTACTATAGACGGAGAGGGAGCAGAGACAATCGACGGGATGACAGAAATAGAACTACCAAAACAATATGATAGAATGACTATATTGGGGACGACAGTAGAATGGGCAATATTAGAGGAGAGAATTAGTTGTCAATTGCGACTTGACACTTACGCTGGATACGGTTCAACGGATACGAAAATAATGAGATTTACAAATAGCCGTGAAAATTATGGGAACATGTTCGGTGAAAATCATTCCACTGGATATAATGGGAATACGGAAGGTTTAGAAATTATTGCAAATAAACCAGGGAAATATTCCTTTGAATTTTCATTATCTTCTAGGGCGGGATCACCTGACCCAGTTGCAATTTCTCTAAATTCTACCCAGTTGACAACCTCTGTCATTACAATCGCAGCTAGTGACAGACTTGCTATTGATTATGCAGCAGGGGGAACGTCAGCATCAGTTTCTGTGTCTTTATTTTTAGCGAAAAACGATATTATCAGAGCGCACACGAATGGGAACTCTCCTGACACAGCTGCATGGTGTAATTTTATAGCGACATACATCGGAAATTAAATAACAAATACAAATATAAAAGGATATACAAATGGAAAAACTAACAAAATTTTTTAGGGAAAACATTACAAAAGGGGCGTTGATATTATTGTTTATAACTGCTTTTGGCTCGTTGTGGAACCCATCACGAGACCTGATAAGTTACCTTTTCAATGATAATGTTAATTCGATGATAGAACATGTTATCACGCAATCTATTCAAAAAAGTCTTAGAGAGGCAAAAGTAGACTACAGCCTACAGTTGATGCAGATGGAGACGAAAAACGTAAGAACACCAACGGCAATGGATAAGAAGGTAAAGTTCTGGAAAGACAACAATTGGAACGCTCAAATTGTGGCGATGAATATTGTCCTGAGAAGCGAATATGCGAAAAAAAAGATAAAAGAGACAATATATAACGAAGAAGTGTACAAAGCATTCATAAGCCACAGATAAGATAAATGGCCTCGACACTGAGGCCATAAATCAATAATAGTGAAACACTTGACAAAATACAAGATACATCTATAATGTGATTTGGAAAGGAGGCAGTATGACTATTTTTATAACTGCAATGTGGATAGCTGTTGTAGTAATGCTTTTATTTTTTATAGTATTTTTATTTTGTGCATTTTGCTTAAATAGATTATCGGAAGATGAAGACCGAAGAAGGTATGAGGAGGCTGAGATGACTAAAAAAAATAATAAAACCTGTATTACGAAGGAGAAAAAATGAGTAAAAAAATAGGCGCGGCATGGATAAAAAAAACACAAGACGGTAGAGAATGGATCTCTATCAGCATTGACACTTTGCATGGACAAATTAACCTGGCAATGTTTAGAAATGATAAAAAGGAAAAAGATTCACATCCGGACTATAACATTGTCCAAAGTCGTGGCAAAAAAAATAAAGGCGAGAACATCGAGGATGATATTCCATTCTAAAAAAAAACTGGGGGGGTTTTGGAGCCCCCCCCAGAAAAAAGTGTACGATGAAAATGAGGTACTAATAAATAATATGTATATTATCGTAGCGCGATAATAAGTCAAGTATTTTATTTAAAAAAGAGGTGAAAAAATGAACTACAATAAAAAAATAATAACAATAAAAAAAATACTAGAACTAGATCCATGCTATTCAGAAAGTGAATTAGAAGAGCTACGCAAAAAAAACAATCTAGGAAAAAAAGTAAGTGTTCTAGAGATTTTAAAAAGCAAAATCCCAACATCAGATATTTTGTGGTTAGCTTTGCGTTCTGAATTTATCGAAGAAAAGATACTTCACGAGCTATCAATTATTTTTGCAACAAGAGCGCTAAAACGAGAGCGCAAAGCTGGCCGCGAGCCTCATCCAGATAGCTGGAAAGCAATTAAGATGAAGAAGAAATGGTTGGCAGGCAAAGCAACAGATGAGGAATTGCGAGCAGCAAGGTCGGCAGCAAGGTCGGCATCATGGTCAGTAGCATACTCAGCATCGTGGTCGGCAGCAAGATCAGCAGCGTATTCATCAACATACTCAGTAGCATACTCAGCATCATGGTCAGCATCATACTCAGCATCAAACTCATCAGCATATAAAAAAGAGCAAAAATGGCAAATTAAACAAATAATAAGTTTACTAGAAAAAGAGGTGATGAAATGATTCCTTATGGAACAACAGACACAATATATAGAAAATAGAAAATACTTGACAAAATGGAAAAATAATTTAAAAATGTCTTACAATCTATATAGACGAAATATCGCTACTTTCGCCTGTTTAGATAAAACTAAACTAAAAGAGAATCTTGCAAATACGTAGCGACGGGAAACCGGTATTTGTGGGGTTCTCTTTTTTATTAGGAGGATGAAATGGGGCAAGAAAAGTATGTTTATGTGATGCAATCAAAAGACCATGTGAAATTTGGAGTAAGTAAAAATCCGTGGTCACGAATAAAAGAATTACAAACTGGTAATCCATATAAGATAAATTTACTAGTGGCCATATTTTATGATGACTATTTTACAATAGAAAAAGAATTGCATAGATATTTTAATAAGAATAGAGCTTATGGTGAATGGTTCTTGATTGATGAAAATATAAAAAGAGTAGTTAAATATATGAAAAATATAGAATATAATAAAAGTAAATGGTGTAATAAATGAATAAAATAACTATAGAAAAAAAAACAAACAATTTTACTATAATAGATAACACAGGTATAAGAGATTCTGATCTTTCATGGAAAGCAAAAGGATTATTAACTTATTTATTACATTTGCCTGATGATTGGCAAATCTACTTATCTGATCTAAAGAATAGATCAAAAGACGGACGAGATTCAACAGCAGGCGGGATAAAAGAGCTAATTGACAATGGTTATATCAAAAGAGAGCAATTAAAAGAAAAAGGTAAGTTTATAGGATATAACTATACTGTTTATGAACAACCGCGTCGGGTTATCCGAAACGGTTCAGCCGATACGGTAAAAGCGTATTCGGAAAAGCCAACACTACTAAGTACTAATAATAATAAATTACTAAAGAAAACAAATACTAATAAAGAGATAGATATAGATATAGAAAGAAAAAAAAGGTTTATAAAACCAACTGTAGAACAAATAGAAGAATACAAACAACAACGACAACAACAAAAAAGTATATCATTTTCATCTAACCAATTTTTTGATTATTACGAATCGAAAGGCTGGATGATTGGAAAAAATAAAATGAAAGATTGGAAAGCAGCTTTTAGGACGTGGGAATCAAAAGAGTTTAATAGGGTTACTGAAAGTAAAGGATTCTATGAAAAAGAACAGGAAAGAGTTATAAAGCTATTAGAAGAGAGAAAAAAAAGAAAAGGTGGGTTAAAATGAATGTAGATAAGTTTATAAAAAATTTGACAATGCGTTATCCTTCTGGTGCTACAGACATACGTTTGGAGGATATAGAGGGATATATAGAAAGGACAAAAATAACAGAAACACAACTTGATACTATAGACCTTCTTGTACAAGAAAACTACGGGAAAACATCTTTTCCAACAGTCAAAGACATTAAAGATATGTATGAGAAAGGGTATTCAATTATTTCAGGTCAAAAACATCTTGTTGATCATCACAGGGAGAAGACAAATGATATATATTATCCCCAGGCTTTTGTTTGTTATGTCTGCGATCAGCAGAATATGTGCATAGAAGATATTATCAAGTTTTACAAAATATACGAAACAAAAAAAATAAATCAGCACGAAATGAATACTTACGAAAATTACTTCTTATATATATTTAGCGATCTTATAAATAACTATAGGGCAAGAAAAGCAAAAAATATAAAAGGAGAAAACAACAGAACAAAAACAGAATATGAATTGTCGCAACTTATGCAAGATCAAAAAATAGAAATAGAGAGAGAGCCTGTCCCGACATTAGAAGACTTGAAAATTATTAAAGAAATGTTTAAAGGTGTAGAACAAGGTAAAATAATTAAAACAGCTTGACAAACGTAAGAAAAAATATTACGATGAAAAAAATAGAATAAAGGAAGTTTAAAAATGGAAAAACCAGGGAAAATAAAAGAAGCACTTGCAATGTTTTTGATAGGAATAAGCATAACATCTTTATGTATGCTTATAATAATCGCAATTTTTAATGCTATATGAAAGAATCTGTATTTCAATACGAACTAAAGAAGACTATTGAAGATGAAGGTGGATGGTGTGAAAAGTTCCCAGATATGCCACGGTTTAAAGGATCACGCTTTATCCCTGAAAAATGCGCAGATTATAGCGCAACTGTAAACGGAAGACCTATTTTAATAGAGTGCAAACTGATAAAAAAAGTAGAGCCAATACATTATAAATTTTTTGAAAGTAGTAGTGAAAGAAAAGAAAAATTATATTGGACAGAATATCACCAAGTAAGAGAGCTAAAAAGATTTAATGATAACCATCCAAATAATCAAGCTTATTACGCTATTAACCTAAGAATACCTTATAAAGTAAATCAGCTTATCATATTACATATAGAAATGTTTATGTCTATGTACTTAAAATCTGACTATATATCTAAAGAACAACTAATAGTACTAGCTAAAAATGGTATTCACGGAACAAAGAAAAGATTCCCGGGAATTACAAAAAAACTTTAATTTTTTCTCTTTTTTTTAAAAAAACACTTGACAAAACAAAAGATACTATGTATATTATATAAGTAATTAAGAAAAGGAAAAGGTGATAATTATGAATGAATTAAAAGGAACAGAAAAACAGATAAAATGGGCAAAAGACATTTTTAACGAAAAAATAGAAGAATTGTTGGCATGGAAAAAAATTGTTGATTTAAAAACCAACGAAAAAGCAAATATTGAAAAATCTGAAATTGCCAATGATCTGGAATTTGCAAAATCAATATCCTCAGCGGAATTTTTAATAAAAAATCGGGATATGGATTTTAGAGGAATGAGAAAATATGTGAAAAGAATTAACGACTCAGTTTCAGATGACATATTTAAAATAAAATTCTAAAGAATTTTAAATTATAATTAAGAAAAGGAAATGGTGGAAATTATGACTGAAATAGTAAGAAACGGAAACGACTACGAAATAACAATTGAAACAATTTATAATTGTAAAGAAACAGGACAAGACTTAGACGCAAGGGCTACATTGGAATACAATATTGAAACAAAAGAAGAGTATGTATCTTCATATAGATATTTCGACGAAGACATCTCACAATGGGTAGAAACAGAAGAGTGCGAATATTTTCCAATTAGCGAATTTAATTCCGCAAAAGAAGAAATTTTGGCAGATCCTGATGTTGGTACTAATGAAGTATATGAATGTTGTGGTGTAAGCTGGTCATAATTTCTGCCACCACAATCCGTCCGGCCTGGCACATGATCGGACGGTAAATTTAAAAAAGGAGAAAGTGGTTGTGACAACATTAACAGAAAACGGAAAAGAATTAATAAAAAAATATTATGATGGTTCGATTTACATTTTAAGTGATGAAGATTTTACAGAAGAAGAAGCAACAGACGAACTAAATTATGAGGAACTTGAAAACGCTTATTTCGTTGAATTTGACAAAAGTGTTGCAAGTTTTTATAATTATGAAAATTGTGCGATATTTCATGTTGAAGAAGATGAAGAAGTATAACAGAAATTAACTAGTTTTTACAGCAACAGCATAAGGGCTATGCGGTTCGAATCCGCATGTTGCGAAGAGAGAGCCGAAGTGGTATTCTGCAGTAACGCCGCTTTTGATTGCGCCAGATGAAAAAATGCAATCTTAAGGTCACTCCTTAAGCTGGTCATAATTACACCGCCCCTTGTAGACGCACAGCCTACAAGGGGTTTCCTTAAAAAGGAGGAAGGATATGAATGAATTAACTGAATATCAATCTTACCTCGCATGGAAATGCTTAAAAAATTACTTACGAAATGAAAGAGCAAAAAGTGTAAATGTTTCAAATTTAATGAAAATTATTTTTGACATAGAATTTGAACTAAAAAGAGGTGAAATAATATGAGTAGTGGGATAGAAAAATTAAAGGGAAAAATTATAAAAGATATAAAAATATCAAAGGACAAAGACGAAATAATCTTCACTGTAGAAACAAATGAAAAATACAAAATGTATCACTATCAAGATTGTTGTGAAGACGTTAGAATTGAAGATATTTGCGGTGACCTTGGTGACATAATAGGAAACAAAATATTAGATGCTTATGAAACATGCCATAATGATGAAGAAGCATCTATGAGTGGAACATGGACTTTTTACAACATAAATTCTTGCAAAGGAAGCGTCACTATAAGATGGTATGGTGGGTCAAACGGGTATTATTCAGAGAGTGTAGATTTTGAGAGGATAAAATGAACTACGAAAAAAAGACAATAACGATAAAAAAGGTACTAGAACTAGATCCGTGCTATTCGGAAGAAGAATTACAACTTCTACGCAAAAAAAACAATCTTGAGAAAAGAGTAAGTGTTTTAGAGATTTTAAGAAGTAAGATTCCGTCAGAAGATATATTATGGTTAGTTTTGCGCCCAGACTTCATCGAAGAAAAAATATTGCACGAGTTATCAATAATTTTCGCAACGAGAGCATTGAAGCGAGAGCGCAAAGCTGGTCGCGAGCCTCACCCCTACAGCTGGAAAGCAATTGAGATGAAAAAGAAATGGTTGAAAGGCAAAGCAACTGATAAAGAGTTGTCAGCATCAGAATCAGCAGCATTCTCAGCAATATCAGCAGCAGACTCAGCATCAGTCTCAGCATCAGTCTCAGCAGCAAGATCAGCAGCATATTCATCAGCAATATCAGCGGCAATATCAGCAGCAATATCGGCAGCAGACTCAGCATCAGTCTCAGCAGCATATTCAGCAGCATATTCATCAGCATATCCAGCAGCAGCATGGTCAGCTGCATATATAAAAGAAAAAAGGTGGCAAATAAAGAAAATAATCAATTTACTAGAAAAAGAGGCGATGAAATGAAAGAGCATCCAGATTATTTTAAAAAACAGATGTATATAGACACAAAAATTATGAGACAAAAAGTTTTGAATTGGTATATGGCAGAAATAGAAAAAGAAAAAAACATAGATCTATTGTATCATGTTGCGGATACGGACTGGTCAGATGCAGATCAAATAATAAACGAATATAAAGAAATATTTGAGGAGGTGTAAAATGGATAAAAAAGTTAAAAAATTTATTGAAGAAAGACTGGAAGAAAATAAAAAACAGCTAATGAATATGATTGAAATATATTATAATTTAGGATATGATTTTGGTGTAAATGAAGGATATATGCAAGCACAAAGAGAATATAATAAATATGGAAAATTTTTAAATAAATAAAAATATTAAAATGAAAGAAAAAATAACACAAATAAAAATTGAATTAGCAGATTTTGAAATTAAAGAGTTAGAAAAAAAATTAGAAAATGATCCATTGCTTTATAATAAAGAAATAGAAGCAGCAATTTATTGCATGATAAAAGATTATATTGTAGGTATACTATGAAAAAATTAAGAATGATTGGTTTGATAAAAGGCGGAAAGCTAGTATATACAAAAAGCTCTAAAGATGGAGAAATAAAATATACAAGGTTTATGCAAAAAAACGAAGGGAAAAAGATAGAAACAACTATAGAAATTATTGAAGGGATAAAATATTGGATACACCAGGCATATAGAGGACATTTGTTGCCAGCAATAATGGAAGGCATGGGAGAAGTCCAGGACAAAGAAAATAGAGCAAGAATTCATAAATGGGTTAAATGGGAATATATGGGTATAAAATGCGAAAAAATAGAAGATATTCCAGAAAACATAACAAGAAAGCAGTTAGTAATAATAGATGGGAAGCTTAAAGGATATGTGCCTAGTATGGCACATATAAAACAGGAATTAGCAAAAGGATTTATCCAATACTGCGAATACAAAGCAGCGGAAGTGCAAGGACATATAAAAGACAATTACGAAAAAATAAGAAAAGAAATATTTAAATAAAGGAAAAAGATATGACTAGATATTATAAAGTATTATCTATGAAGTTATTACAAAAGCTAAGAAATAACTATAACTACTACAAAGAGCAGATGAGATATAATTCTGAACAACCACAGACTTTTTACGAATGGTGTAAAGTGTGGTATCCTTTAGATAGGAGGTGTTAAATGATTTGCGAGATTTGCAACAAAAATAAAGCAACACAAAAACATCACTTATTAAGTCAAACAAAATTATATAAAAAAATATACAAAGAATATATACATCATAGTGACAACATAATAAATGTCTGTGAAGAATGTCATTTGTGGAAAGGCGTTCCAAAGTGGAGCGAACTACAATTTTGTGAAAATTTTGGAATAGAGCCTCGGAGTAAAAGCGGAATACAAAAAATGCAAAATATAAGGGGAAAATGATTGTCAAAACACTTGACAAAATAAAAGATATTTGACACATTGACATGTTGAAAAAAAAAGGTGATAAAATGAACTACAATAAGAAAATAATAACGATAAAAAAGGTACTAGAACTTAAACCGTGCTATTCAGAAAGTGAATTAGAGGAGCTGCGCAAAAAAAACAATCTTGGAAAAAAAGTAAGTGTTCTAGAAATATTAAAAAGCAAAATCCCAACATCAGATATCCTGTGGTTAGTTTTTTGCCCAGACTTTATCGAAGAAAAAATATTGCACGAGTTATCAATAATTTTCGCAACGAGAGCATTGAAGCAAGAGCGCAAAGCTGGCCGCGAGCCCCACCCCGACAGCTGGAAAGCGATTAAGATGAAGAAGAAATGGTTGGCAGGCAAAGCAACAGATGAGGAATTGCGAGCAGCAGAATCAGCAGCATGGTCGGCAGAAAAGTTGGCATCAGAGGTGGCATGGGAATCATTATGGTCAGCATCAACCTCGGCCGTAAGAGCAGCAGCAGTTTCAGCATCATACTCAGCATCACGGTCAGCATACCGGTCAGCAGTCGAGTCAGCATGGTTTGCGGCAGTTTCAGCATCAGAGTCAGCATTAGAGTCAGCATCAATATCGTCACCAAAATTAACAATAGAGATATTAGCAAAAAGAAAAGAGCAAAAATGGCAAATTAAGCAAATTATAAGATTATTAGAGGTAGGAAAATGATGAAAAAAAGTGAGAACATTAAAGAGTTAATAATAGCACTAAACGAATGTAATAAGGAAATAAAAAATCCAAGTCCTGATGCCAATAACCCTTACTATAATTCTAAATATACAAGATTAGCAACATTGTTAGATGAACTAAGACCAATTTTACAAAAAAATGGTATAGTTGTAATATGTGACGGGTTCTTGTCTGAACAAGGAATGATGCAAATAAGAGCACTTATAATGCACGTGTCTGGGCAATGGATAGAACGAAGATTGTCTATACCAACTTATAACGGAAATAGAAGCGATGCGCAAACTTTTATTGGCGCATTGAAATATGGACGAAGAGGGTTAATCAGCGCTATTTTTAATATTGCAACTGAAGAAGATGACGACGGTAATAGTTTAGTTAAAGAGAAGAAAAAAACGAGTACAACAAAAAAATTAAGCACAGACTTTAAAGAAATAGATAGAATCCTTGCTGAATTAGACTCTGTAGAAAGAGTAGACAATTATAAAAAAGCATTATATGATCAAAGTCTATCGCCTAGACAAAAAGAAACAATCGATAAAAAGTTCGACGATAAATATGAATTACTAGAACTTGAAAATTGCGATACTGTCTTACTAAATGGGGAAATAGTATGAGTGAAATAATAAAAGAGGATATAGATTTTGGAATAGGGAGGATAAATGTTTTTGACGTTGCCGAAAATCCGGACAAATATCCAGAAGAAATTAAAAATGCAGTATATGACGTTCTAAGCAAAATGAGCAATCAAATCTCTGCACATAAAAGAAATTTAAAGGAAAACATAATAATTACCATGAAAAGAGATGGAGCAACGAAAAGTTTTTTCAAGGATATTAAAGGGGAGAAGAGGACTGTAACTCTTAAAAAAGGAACAACAAAGTGTGTTGTAAAAAATGCAGATGAGGTATACGAGAATGCGGGATTTGATTCTTCTGAAATAGGAGAAAAAATATATAGACCTTTATGGTCAAAGGCAAAAGAAGCTAGAAAAGTTGGTGGAAAAAAACAAGAAGTAATTGACAAAATTTTTATAGAAGGAAATCCAGATTTAGAAATAAAATAAAGGAGCGAATATGGTTCAGAAAAGTTTTAAGACTAGCAAAAAAATTAAGGAAAAAATATACAAGAAAATGCACCAGGAGAAAAACCAAGGTGAAGTAATGTACTACAAAAGATATATCGTCGAGCTAATAATGGAAAATATCGTAAATGGGGAGTACAAAAAACTTGATGTGTCTTCAACAGAGATAGGAAGACTTGGGACAAGTTCAACAAGTCTAGAAATCAAAAAGGAACAATGGGAGAGAATACAAGTTGTTCTTGATATTCTGCATAGAAACTTTAACGATTACGTTAACATGGTGCTTGCATATGAGGCAAGAGGTATTCAATGAATCTTTCAAAACATTTCCAACTAAGCGAATTTGAAAACTCCGAAACCGCTATAAAAAATAATATAGATAATGCTGTGCCATCAAATTTAATCGGAAATATTCGCGAACTTTGTATCAATATTCTTGAGCCAATAAGAGAATATCACGGCGCTTTGCTGGTTACGTCTGGGTATAGGACTCCGGAGTTGAATGCACTTATAGGAGGATCAAAAAATTCTCAGCATATGGAAGGAGAGGCCGCGGATATTGTTTCTTGTACAAATTTGAGTGCAGAAATGATCTATTACATTGCCATGGGTTTGAAATTGGATTATGACCAGCTTATTTACGAAAGAAGACAGAAAAATGGTGAAATAGTGGAGTGGGTTCATATATCATATACAACAAAAAGAAAAAACAGAAATGAATCTTTTCAAACTGGTTTATTGAATTTTAAACTGTGAAATAAAACTATTATGTTTTATAATATATTTAAAGGAGGATTCGAAAAAATAAAAAGTAGTTATGGGAGTTCTACTTTTTGAAGAAAAAGAAGTTGAAGCCCTACAACTTAAAAAAAAGGGCATTTTTTTAAGAAAACAAAATAAAACATTTGACAGATCGCAAGATACTTGATATATTTAAGGCAATTAAGAATTAGCCTAGTTGTTCAGAAGCGGAGCGGTAGCCTAGTGGTAGGGCGGGTATTGAAAATACCTGGCGTGGGTTCGAAACCCACCCGCTCAAATTTTATGAATAAAAGGTGGTATATCATGAATGTACAAAAATTTTGTAAGGAAAACAAGTTGTTTCCAACATTAAACAACGACTATGAAAGGAATTTTGCTCAGGTTTATTTTTTCGTGACATTTTTTGATGATGAGAAGGCACGTGGAGAAAGTTATTACATACACGAAAAAAAATATGTGAATAAGCCTTTTATAAATTCTTTTAATAATTTGACAGAGCTTTCTGAATATATTTATTACTTAGAAAAAAATTGCAATAAGCAGATTGATGGAAAGAAAAATGTATAAAGAAATGACAAAAGAAGAGCTGGAAAAAGAATACAAAGAGAGTTGTTATTGTTTGACTTTTTTTAATAGGAGTCCTATACCTTTTGAAAAATGGCTGGATTTATATAACTATAAAATAAAGGAATGATTATATATACAAGATGAGAATATATAATATAAACGCAGAAAGACTTTTGAAAATATCAAAAATGATAGCAATGACATACAAGGGGCAATACGGAAATTATGAAATAGGTATGCAACAAAAATGGTATAATATAGATGCTGTACAATGGTATACCTGCGAAGACAGAAATAATTTTTATATTTGTATTCAGGGGTCGAGATCTGATCAAGATCATGGTCAGGATTGGTGGGATAATTTGGATTTCCCACAAACATTATTAGAAAATCATTTTGACGAAGGAGTACATGAAAAACATACTAAACATATATTAGATTTATTAAAAAAAATAGAAGTACATGAAGGGCATAATTGTCAAACAAAAATATTATTCGAGGCAATATATGAAGAGATAAAAACCACCAAGAAAAATATTGTTATTGGTGGACATAGTTCGGGTGGTGGTGTCGCTCAAATACTAGTAGTATATATAGGATATATCTTTCAAAAAAATATAGATATTCACATAACAGAAGGTGCACCAAGAAGTGGGAATAAAGCATTTATAAAAGCTTTCCATTATTTTTCCAAAAACAATGTTAGAATAGTTTATCGAAACGATCCTGTTACAAGATTACCATTTCGGAAAACTCTGTTTTGGGTTTATAGACATGTAGGTAATAAATTGCAACTTGGGAAAAAAAGAGGATGGAGGCTTTATCTGCCTTGTAATTATTTTAAATGGATTAAAAAAGATGTAGACCATAATCCGAAAGACTACACTGATAGTTTAGAAAAATATATAAATGAGAATGTTATTTATAGGTGCAGAAAAAAACATAAAGAATTAACAAGATACCAATGCCAGGAATGTTTTATCAATGGAGAATCTGGGTATGCAAAACATGAGATTTGTAGGCTTATGAATTTGTATGAAGATTAAGGAAAGGTGGGGGAATTGGTTAAACCCTAACCCCGAAAAAAGACCGGCAGTGGGTCGCATGATGGGTGGAGAAGTGAACTTAATGTCTCGTGCAGGTTCGAATCCTACCTTTGCCAAGTTTAAAAAATAAAAGGAGAAAATATGAAAAAAATATTAATTTTGATGGTGTTGTTGTTTATAATTTGTGTAGGGGTAGGGTGTAGTACTGATTCAAGCGTGGCGTCTCGGAACTTGTCTCAAGCAGCCGATATGTTTGAGATAAACAGAAGAGTTGTTTTCTATAACGGGATTACTGGAGAATACATCTTGTGTGTAGAGGGACGTTGTTCTATAGAAGTCGATAAATACGATAATCAACTAGAGCTCACATGTAAAACAGGGAAAAATGAATATAAAAAACATTACCTTGGGTTGTCAGATAACGTCACTTATTTCGCTGAACAATTAGACTCAAAAGATGTCAATGTGTATCATTACAGAGTTATTTTCAAGCCCAAAGCGATTCTCCCAAAAGTTGATTTTAGAAATTAAAGTTTGACAAAAGGAAAGTAGTAACTTAGTCAAGATGTTGGTCGAATCATCTATAAAACTCGATCACTCAAAAAAAAGGTGATAAAAATGAACTACAATAAAAAAATAATAACAATAGAAAAAGTGCTAGAACTAGATCCGTGCTATTCGGAAGAAGAATTAGAAGAGCTACGCAAAAAAAACAATCTTGGAAAAAGAGCAAGCGTTCTAGAAATTCTAAAAAGCGGTTTGAAAGCAGATGATATATTGTGGTTAGTTCTACGCCCTGAATTTATTGAAGAAAAGATACTTCACGAGCTATCGATTATTTTTGCAACGAGAGCACTAAAGCGAGAGCGCAAAGCAGGTCGCGAGCCACACCCCGACAGTTGGAAAGCAATTGAGGTGAAAAAGAAATGGTTAGCTGGCAAAGCAACTGATAAAGAGTTGTCAGAATCAGAATCAGCAGCAATATCAGCAGCAGATTCAGCAGCATGGTCAGCGGCATACTCAGCAGTATACTCAGCAGCATGGTCGGCAGCAAGATCAGCAACATATTCATCAACATACTCAGTAGCATGCTCAGCGGCAAGATCAGCAGCAGATTCAGCATACTTAGCATCAGATTCAGCATCATGGTCAGCATCATACTCAGCATCAAACTCATCAGCATATAAAAAAGAGCAAAAATGGCAAATTAAGCAAATAATAAGTTTATTAGAAAAAGAGGCGATAAAATGAAATCTGAAATAAAAATAGGTGACATAATAACAATAGGTGATAATAGGTATAAAGCATGTAAAGAAGTCTTTAAGGATAGTTGTTATAAATGCGAGGTCGAAAACGGAGACTGTTATCTTACAAGGACATACAGAGAATGCAATTTTATATTTAAAAAAATAGAAGAACCAACAGGATTATCATCTGGTTATGTAAAATACAATGTCAAGAATAAACATCTTTTTGAGAATGAAGAAGAAGCAATAAAATATTATAAATCTGTAATAAGATTAAACGATTATGATAAAATCGATATGAATTTTGTAATAGGAATGACAAAACAGCATGGCTACATAAAACAATCACCATTAGAAAAGGCGAGAGAGATTTACGAACATTTAAAAAAATATCTATCGGATACAGGGGGTTCGATCCATGAAGATATAGTTGATTACATTAATGAACTTGAAAAAAAAGTAAAGGAGTTAGAGAGATGAAATGAAAACGAAAAAATTAACTGAAATACAAGAAGCGTTCTATGATGGATATGATAAGGGATATGCTGAAGGGATAAAGGCAGAACAATACCAAAAAAATATTTCTAATATTAAATTAAAACCGTGTCCTTTTTGTGGGGCCGATGCTACAATAATATATGAAATGGAAGAGTTTCAAGTAGTTGGATGTAGCAAAAAAAGTATTTTATGCCCTAACCCGTCGATAATTGTTTATAAAAACAAAGAAGGGGAATTTGATTATAAACGGTGGAATAAAAGGAGTTAGAAGGATGAGCAAATTAAAAAAATATTATCATGACATAGACGCTTTTCTGGATGCATATTGTACAAAAATGAATTGTCATGAGTGTGTAGATGGAGAGCCTCTTTCTTATCCATGTTCAGGTTGGCAGGAGTGGAAAGGCGACGAAAATCATATTTTGATAGATTCAAAAAATGATATAAAAGAATGGTATCCCCATGCATTAGCAGAAGAAATGCTTGAAGCTTTAATTGATAACATGAAACTTAATTGGACGCGAAAAGAATTTACAATTGTAAAAAAATCAATAAAAATAATAGAAAAATTAACAGGCGAAAAAATAGAAGATATTTTAAATAAAGAGGTTGGAGATGTAATTAAAAAAAATACTAAATGATTTATGAAAATACATAAAAATGAGGTGAAAATTATGAAAAATATAAAAGATATTAAATTTAAAAACTTTGTTCCAGAACGTTTAAAAATAGCTTATGAAGTTAGAGGATTAGATATAAATAAACTAAGTAAAGAATTAAATATTTGTAAATATATGCTAAAAGCTTATTTGTCTGGTAAAATTATCCCTTCTAAAATAAGAATGAATCAAATATCTTTAGTTTTAGATTTTCCAATAAAATTTTTTAAGAAACCATTACCAAATTTTTATTATAAAAAAACTAAAATATTTTTTTGTGAAAATATTGAAGGAGAATATTAAAAAGAAGATAAAGAGGTTTGGAACGAAGGGTATTTTAAAGATATTCAACCTTAAAGGAAAACGTATTGACGAGGTATAAAATGAGAGTATTTAGTGTAGAAGAGCATGAAGAAAATTTAAAAAATATGAAATGGTATAATAAAAGACTTTATAAAGATTTTGAATATATAAAATCAAGGATAAAAAAATTTGAAAAAATAATTGAGTCTCTTGAATATCAAATCTCGGAAGCAAAAGCAGAAGGGAAAATAAAGTTTGATAGTGATAGATACAGGGTAAAAAGAAAGGGTTTAAAAGAAAAACTTATTAAAAAAAATGAGAGGTGATTTATGGAATTAAAAAATATAGAAATAGAATTTAAAGATGAATATATCAGACAATTGTTGGAAAACGAAATATATGAAAAATTATATCCGAATATGTTTGAAAATAAAATAGAAATAGAAATTTATAAAAAAGACGGCAAATGGATTGCCACAAATTTAGAACAATAAAACAAAGGTGAAAACAATGGGACAAAGATTAAATATCGAAATATGTAATAATAAAAAAACATTAGCAAATTGTTATTATCATTGGGGTGGGTATACTTTATCTTCTTTGGAGTTGACAGAAAAAATAATTAACTATTTTAATGAAAATAAAGTGTTGCCAAATGAAAAGGGAGCTATAGAATTATTGGAAGCTACTGGAGCTAGTTACCCAGGTAAAGACAGAAGTGCAGGGCTTATTGATGTCGATCCCAAAAAAATGGAACAGACAAGAAAATGGGAAGAGGGCAGAATTACAATAAATATAGAAAAAAATACATTTGATTTTAAATGTGCTTTTGAAAAAGACTATATAGACGATGAAGAAATATGGAATATTATCCAACACAAATTTTATAAAATACATTTAGATACTAATTTTCAATGTGAGATACAATTTTCTAAAATAGAAGATTTTATAAAAGGGGTTGAAATAGCACAAAACAAGTATGGAGGTCGTTTCCAATTCGGATTCCACTGCTACATCTCTATTTTCTAAATATGAAAGATAATTACGGAGGTATAAAATGATAACAGATAATTATCCAGCACCAATAACTTGCTGTTGTTCTCTTGCAGGTACACCAGCTTGTATGGCATGTTTGCAGAACCAATATGCATATAAATACGAAATTGTATATAAAGATGGAATACGCACCGAAAAAATAAAAATACAAAAAAATGAGGTTGCATAATGATATATACAGGAATAGTCGTTGTAGGTTATTTTATAGTCGGAAAGTTTGTTTTGTGGGCAGCCTGCAGACAGAAAAATAAAGCTTTACAAAAAAACTATATAAACATATTATCTGTCATTATAGTGCCATTTTGGCCATTGTTTATCCCAGTATTTCTTTATATATTGGCAGAGAGTAGAATCACAAAAGGTGAAGATAAATAGAGATGAAAATACCAAAAAAAATAAATATACTAGGCATAGAATAGACCCACAATATTTCAGAGTAGAGGAAGAAAAGAAATAGATGGAAGAGAATAAACATATTTATTGTAAATGCGGGCAAGTGATTAAATGCGAAGATTCTGTATATACAGCATGCGCATTCTGTGGGCAGGTGTACAATAGCATGAGGATAATAGCAGACAACACCACAAAAGAGAGCAACAATGGAAAAGAACAAAAAGAAACTAACTGACAAAGAAGAAGCCTTTTGCCAAGCATACGTAAACGACCCAGAGACAAGATGGAACAAAACTCAAAGCGCCATTAAAGCTGGATACAGTGAAAATAGAGCAAAAGAAATTGGTTATCAAAACTGCACGAAACTACACATAAAAGAAAGGATAAACGAGCTATGCGCAGAGGCAAGAGAGACAAATGGTGAGCTAATTACTCAGGTAGTAGAGGAATATAAAAAGCTAGCAATGAAAGAAGAAGCAGATAAGATAAAAGTAGCAGGACTAAAAGGACTAGCTCAGTATCTAGGAATGGACAAGCAGAATATAGACATAACAACAGGCGGAGAAAAGCTACCTGTTAAGATAGTTATAGAAGGAGTAGAAAATGAATAATATAATAATTATCGAAATAATAGTTTTAGCTTTTCAGGTTGTTGTATTATATTTAACACGAAGACAAGCAAAAAAAATGCAATCGATCTGTATAGACACCACTAAAGAATATATAGAATCTGTTAGAAAAATAATTGAAAGCCATCGATCTTCAATATCTGCAGCAACCGCTGCTGTAAATAAGATAGTAGAAAGGGAAAAGAAGTTATCTAATATAGATAAGGAAGAATTACATTGAAGTGTAAAGATTGTTTACTCAAGCCATTTTTTGATTGCTCTAAATGCAAAGAACAAACAGAGTATCAAGAAGAAGTAAAAAAATTTAATGACAAATATAAAGCAATAAAAGAAAAAATAGATGAATTATGCGTAGAAAATAATTTATCTAAAGTAGAGAAAAAAACAATGTTGGACAAAATTAAGAGTATTATTTTCAAGAATGGGTGAGCTAATATTAAAAATTCCCAAGAAATTAAAAGCTTTATACACCACTACCAAAAGATACATTGTAATCTATGGAGGGCGTGGTTCTGCAAAATCATGGACTATTGCCGACTTTCTTATTATACAGTCCTATCAATCTAGTAAACGCATTCTCTGTACGAGAGAAATACAAAAATCAATAAAAGACTCGGTTCATAAGCTTCTTTGTGATAGAATAAAGACTCTAGGATTGGAGTCTTTTTTTACTATTACAGAAAGATCTATTAGGGGCAAGAATGGATCTGAATTTATATTTGCAGGCCTAAGGCATAATCCTGACGTTATTAAGTCTATGGAAGGAATCGATTATGCATGGTGTGAAGAAGCTCAAAGCCTTAGCCGTAAATCATTAGAAATACTTACGCCTACAATTAGAAAAAAAGACAGTCAAATAATATTTTCTTATAATCCTACAAATGAAGATGACCCGGTACACGAAGATTATACTTTAGCTAAAAGAGATGATTGCCTAAAAATAGAAATAAACTATATTGACAACCCCTTCTTTCCTGAAGTATTAAATCAAGAGTTAGAGTATGACAGAAAAGTTGATTACGACAAATATCTTCATAAATGGGAAGGGAAATGTGCTAAAAATTCTCAAGCACAAATATTCTATGGGAAATGGGTAGTCGAAGAGTTTGAAGCACCGGAAAATACTTTTTTCTACTTTGGAGCAGACTGGGGATTTAGTCAAGACCCTAGTACATTAGTAAGATGTTTTGTTGTTGACAGAAAGTTGTACATAGACTACGACTATTATGAAGTCGGAATAGACATTGACTTATTGCCGGCTAAATTTGACCAAATACCAGAGTCTAGATTATATCCTATTGTAGCCGATAGCTCTAGACCAGAGACTATAAGTTACCTTAAGAGACATGGATATAACAAGATAAAAGGGGCTAAGAAAGGTGCTGGCAGCATTGAAGATGGAATAGCATTTATAAGAAGTTTTGAAAAAGTGATAATACACCCTAGGTGCAAAGCTACTGCTGACGAATTTAGATTCTATAGTTACAAGGTAGACCCTCAAACTGGAGCAATAAGTAATAAGATAGAGGATAAAAAGAATCATATAATAGATGCTCTTAGATATGCTTTAGAAGATAGGATGAGAGCGAACAAAGGGCGAATAACAAAAACAACTGGATGGTAAATCATGGTAGATACGTTACACACCGAATATATAAAATGGAGATCAATTTGGCAGAGAATAAAAGATTGTATTGATGGACAAGACGCTGTAAAAGAAGGACGAGAAATATATTTGCCTAAATTGAACGGACAAGATGAATACGCATATAACAAATATTTGCAAAGGGCACAATTTACAGATTTTTCAGCGAGAACTTTAAACATTGCACTAGGGCAATTGTTCAGGAAGAATCCTGTTGTTATCGATGTTGATGAAGAGATAACGAATAATATAAATCTTAGCAAACAGTCCTTGTATTATTTTTCCAGAGATGTGGCAGAAGACGTTATGAAGTATAATAGATGCGGTATCCTGGTTGATTATTCAGAGAAAGAAAAAAGACCATATATTGTAAAATACAATACATTCGAAATAATAAATTGGGGATTTCAAAATAATAAACTTTCTTTTGTGGTATTAGAAGGATATATAAAAGTACAAAAAGAAAACGATATGTTCGAGGCAGAAAATCAAAAAATATATCGTGTTTTGTGGATTAATGATGGCGTATATACAGTAAGTGTATACGCAGAAAATACAGATAAGCAAATAAACGAAGAAAGATTTATTAAAATAGAAGAAGACAAGATTCCAATTAAAAACGGGAACCCGTTTGATTATATTCCTTTTTATTTCCTGACTTCTAACGGGATAAATACTAATATCCAGAAAAGCGTCATGTATGGATTTGTGAATGTTAATTTGGGACATTATATAAATAGTGCAGACCTAGAAAACATGCTGCATTGGACAGCAGCAAAGACACTTGTAACAAAAGGTTTCGGAGATGATAAGCCTGTGCCTATTGGAGGTTCCTTTGATTTACCGACAGATGGAGATGCATTTTATTTAGAGGCGTCCAGTGATTCAGGTCTTAATGTAGAAATGGACAAGAAAAAAGAACAGATGGCAGCCATGGGCGCATCTTTGATCTCTAGTCAAGGACGTTATGTTGCTAGCGCAGAAACTAGCAGAATAAACTCTCAAGGGGAATATGCAACCCTATCCGATTTATCCAAATCTTTGTCTACTTGTATGACCGAAATTATGAAAGAATTAGTGGAATGGCATGGCAAAGATAGTAAAAATATAACGATAACTTATAATACTGATTTCGAACTTTCTGAAATTGACCCCAATATGTTAACTGCATATATGGGAGCTGTGCAGTCCGGTTATATGTCCTGGGAGACATTCTTTTATAACATGAAAAATAAAGAATTATATCCGCAAGACTGGACAATTGAAAGCGAAAAAAAAGCCATTGAAGAAGGGCAAGAAGAAATTGAAGAACCAGTTATGCCTAATGAAGATAATAAAGAGGATGAATGAGTTGGGAAAAGTTTCAAGAAGACGCTTTTAATCTTACAAAGAAAGAAGCTAATAAATTAAGAAATATTGTATTGTCTAATTATAGACAGGCAATAAAGACTATAGATTTTAATTTAAAAAATCAATATGCAAAAATATTGACAGGAATAAATCCAAAAAATTATTATAATGAAATGATAAAACATAATAGGCTTGATAATTTACTAAAACAAGTTAAGTATGATTATACATTATATTCTAAAAAAAATGAAACAATTATACAGAAACTTTTAAGACTTTTTTTCTCTAATACATTTTATCGAAAATATTATGCAGCAAACTGGCTGTCTAAAAAGCCAGTATTTGCAATACTTCCAGAAAAGCTAATAGAGCTAACAGTATACGGAACAAATGAAGCATGGAAGAACATATCCAAAAGCATGGTAAATAGATTTGGAGATAAAACATTATACCTACCAAGATCAGGAACGTTAAAAAATCTTCTAGCATATAATCGTGCTAAAGAATTAAGATCAATTCAAAACGCAATAACGCAAAACCTTATACAAGGAAAGTCTTATACACAATCCGTATCTAGTATTAGGGATTTAATCGGACGAGAATATAAACAAGGAAAAATAATAAAATATACAGGCTCTAAAGCAAATGCACTTCGTATAATTAGGACAGAGAGTAATAGAATAATGAATTCTGCTAGTTTTGCAGCCTCGCAAAGCCTTGAAACAGACGGTGTTGATGTTAAACGACAATTACAAGCCGTCCTTGATAATAGAACTAGAGGACAAAGCGCACGTATGGACGGGCAAAGGGTTGGAGTAAACGAGCCTTTTAAATATCCTGGTGGAGTTAGAGCGATGACACCTGGTACAACTGGAGTAGCTAAATATGATATAAACGACAGGGAAACTGTAATTGATATTATAAACGGCGAGTCGCCATCTATTAGACGAGGGCGTAACCCGAAAACTGGAAAGAATGAAGTATTTGAATATAAAGGATTCGATACATGGGCAAAAGAGAATGGTTTAACAAAAAATGTCTATGGCGAATATATACTAAAATAAAAGGAGCAATAAAATGACATTTGACGAACTCAGAGAGTTTATGAAAGACGAAAATAATAAAACAGAGTTTTATAGTCTTATAGGACAGTTAGGTTTTAAGTCTCAGGAAGATATTACGGGATTAGAGAATAAGAAAAACGAGCTATTAGGCGAACTTAGAAAAGAGAAGGATAAGCGCATAGAAATAGAAAAAAAACTTGACAATTTTGATTATGAAGGCTATAAGGAATATGTCTCATCAAAAGATGAAAAAGATGGTAAGCAAAAAGATTATAATCTAACTAAGTTAGAAACAAAGCTTACGGAAGAGAAAGACAAATATACAAAATTAGAGTCTAAGTTTTTTTCTATACTTAAAGAAATTAACATTTCTAAAGCAATGGAAGAAAATGGAATTGACCCACGACACAAAAAGATTTTAACCTCGGCCTTTAATGGCAAAGCCTTAGTCGAGCAGGACGGAGACAATTTTCTAGTTTCTATCGAAGACGAAGGCGGTCTAAGACTACCTACTGATGACTTTTTCAAGAAATGGATTACTACTGATAATGGTAAAACATATCTTAAACAAGCAGAACAAAGAGGGGGCGGCAATAGCTCTTTTAGTCACGGTAGCCAGGATACAATCAAAAGGTCTGAGTTCCAAAAACTACCAGCAACTGAGCAGATGTCCCTTATCAACAAAGGCGTAAAGCCTATAGACTAAAGGAGACATAATATGAGTAATACATTAACAGGACTTATCCCTACTATTTACAAAGCTCTTAACGTTGTACAAAGAGAATTGGTGGGTATGATACCAGCTGTACAAGGCAATACAGCAGATCTAAACGGAATAACAACAGCAGCAAAAGACCAGACTGTGAGAATACCTATCGCACCAGCAGATGAATTGGAGACGATCACTCCTGGTCCAACCCCGGCTGATTCTGGCGATAACGTAATGACTTATACAGATATTACGATGGATCAGTACAAGGCCTACCCGATCAGATATGAAAGCGAAGAGGAGTTGTCTTTAGGTGGACAATACCAGGGAATATTACAACAGCAATTTGAACAAGGCTTCAGGGCTTTCAGTAACGCTATAGAAACGGACTTGGCAGAGCTTTACAAGTATGGTTGTCGTGCATATGGGACGGCTGGTACAACTCCATTTGCAAGTGACTTATCCGCAGCTGCACAAATGAAGAAAATATTAGATGATAATGGCTGTCCTAGTTCTGGTCGTTCTTTAGTGTGTGATACAACTGCTGGAGCAAATATGCGAACACTAGCAAATTTAACAGCTAATTATGCAGCAGGTACGGATGCAACATTAAGACAGGGTACATTACTCCCGCTGATGAATTTTGACATTAAAGAGTCTGCGCAGATACAAACACATACAAAAGGTACAGCAACAGGCTTTGACTGTACAGCAATAGAACCAGTTGGTGAAACCACTATTGCATGCGACGGTTCTGATTCTGGAACAGTGCTTGCAGGTGATGTCGTAACAAGAGGTAATGAGGGTGGTAGTGCAGTAGATGGAAATAAATATATTGTTTATTCAGGATCTACATTGACAGGAAATGCCTCTGGTAATTTTATTTTGAATAATCCAGGTCTTAGACTTGCTACAACTGTAGCAGACGAATGGACAATAGGTAATTCTTATACTGCAAATATGGCTTTCCATAGAAACGCTATAGTGCTTGCAACAAGACAACCAAAAGGTGGAGACGCAGCAGTAGACGAAATGATTATAACAGATCCATTAACTGGTATTTCTTTTAGACTCGCTAAATACCCACAATACATGAGAAACAAATTAGAGATACAACTACTTTGGGGAGTAAAAGTAATTAAACCTGAATTTGTTGCAGTCTTACTAGGATAAGGGGGGCGATATGAGCATTGATTCTACAAAAGCCGAGATAATAAATCAGGGGTTGCCCAATTTGCAACAAACTCAATTAGGAACCGAGATTCAAAACATGCAAGTTGGTGTTGGTTTTACTTTGCCGACTTCCGATCCTGGGGTTGCCGGTTATCTATGGAGCGACTCTGGGACAGTGAAAGTTAGCGCAGGTTGATAATAGAGGTATTTCCTCTATAATATAAAGTGGGTGTAGTATGGGATCAAAGACAACTATAAGAAAAGAATATACAAAGAAGATACTAAGCGAGATAGATAGTTTTCCTTATACTTCACCCTATATGCTAGAAGGTATATCCGTGAATTCTACTGGGTCTGTAGCAATTTCTATTACACTAAATACAAAACCGGATAGCATTACAATTCCAATCCCTGCCGGGGAAACCTACGAGGGAGATTTTTCTGAATTTAACATCATAAATGTTACGTCTGGAGATACCTTCTACATTGAGTTGCGAGGTGTATAATGGGTTGGGGGAAAAAAACAGCAGCAGGAATAGGTTGGGACGGCACTGTAGCTACATACGCGAATTTACCTTCCGCAACAGGAAGCGGGAAAATATATCTAGTTCAACAATCTTCTGGTTTTCTATGGAATCGTAGGGCTGGGCTATATAGAGACTCTGGGACATGGAACAGAGTCTCAAATGCAACTTTCCAAGTTCAGGACAATGAATCGAAATTTGTTGACAACTCCGATACTTCTAAAGAATTGCAGTTTGAATTATCCTTCATCTCTACGGGCACTACAAGAACTTTAACTGCGCCAGATGCAAATGGAATAATCGCATTAAAAAGTGGATCACCTGCGAATAATCAGATAGCGACTTTTTCTGATGCGAATACTATACAAGGTGAGAATAATCTGTCTTTCGACGGTTCGTCTTTATACGTGACAGGTAGTACGTATTTAAATGGATCAGTAACGGTGAATGAAAGTGGAAATGACAGGGATTTCCGTGTCGAATCTTCTACAGACGCAAATGCATTATTTATAGATGGGGCAAACGGAAATATAGGAATAAACGCTGTCCCTGCGGAGAAATTAACGGTTGAAACAGATGGCGGAAATGGGTCAGCAGATGGCGTAAGAGTAAATAACTACAATAGTGTTTCGCGTGGATATTGGTATATAACAAGTACAGACCATGGAGTTTTCCAGCTGCAAGATTCTACAGATACAACTACAGTTAGATTGCATTCATCAGGGGCGAGTTTTCTGAATGGCGGCTCAGTGACCATGACAGGCATAACCGGATCAACCGGGGGGGCTGATTTACGGTGGAATAGTGGAACTGGAGAATTGTTTTATGATACATCTTCAAAACAATATAAAGAAAATATAAAAGATTCTGATAGATCGGAATGGATTTACAAATTAAACCTTAAAAACTATGATAGAGTAGATAAGAAATTTAATGAAGATGGCTTTATTGCGGAAGAAGTGCACATACACAAAAATAATGCTGGGATAGACGGCATTACATATGTGGATAAAGACAACAACGTTATAGGGTATAATAAAAGTGACCTGGTTCCTTATCTCACAAATGAAATACAAAAATTAAATAAGAGAATAAAAGAGTTGGAGCGAAAAAATGCCTAAAAAATTGGAAAGATGCGTTAAAGAAATAATGAAGCAAGGAAAGAATAAAGAAAGCGCATACGCTATTTGTACAGCTCAGCTTAAATCTGGTATAATAAAAAAGAAAAAAGGTAATAAATAATGGCAAGAGCCGATTTTGCTAATTCTGTTATATATAATCAAGATTCAGATTTTACTTATGGATCTGATATTGCATTTGACTCAGGTCTGAAATTAGGTGATAAAAGACCAGCTAACTCCATTTTTTATTCTGCATTTTCTTCTACTATAGATACGACCTGGACTTTTATAGATGGATACAACTTGACAGGTGTTCCAACTGGTGGCGCTTCAATTTCTGGCGGATGGCTTGACCTCAAAGGTGACACTGTGCAATATCTTGACTATGCTATTGCGCCAGGTACAATAGCTGATCCACAAAATGGTGCGGGTCGAATGGTGTTTAAATCCAATTATTCTGGTTCTCCTTCTTCTATAAAAGTAGCCTTCATGACTACGCGTGCACATGGGGACAACCGTAATCTGCTTGCAGTATTTCACAATGCTACTGGGCAATTGTCTGTTCAGATTAGAGACTATCAAGGCAATATAATTATAAATCAAGGTCTTGGAGTGTGGTCTCCTGTAGCCGGAACAGAATACGAAATCGAATTTAACTATGATCTTGACGCCGGAATACAAAGACTTTTTATAGATGGTGTGCAATTTGGAGGTACTCTGAGTGGAACTGGCACAAGAGATAATAATATTTCTCTTGTTAGGATTGGCTCTGGTAGCGATGGTGCATATGCCTCAGATTTTGAAGTAAAGGACACTATAGTATTTACGGAGATGCAGCATACTGCAGACTATACGCCTGGTGAAACTATTGCACAAACGCCATATGTTATAACTAATCCATCTTTTGTAACTAACAATTCTTTGACAGCAGATGAGATAATATCTTTTGTAGAAAACTCTACAAAAACAGGAAACGATGAAATAAAATATATAATAAAAAGAGATGATAACTACTTGTATTGGGATGGCTCGGCATGGATTACAAGTGATGAAACATATTCGCAAAGTAATACTGCAATAGAAATAAGTACAAATATTTCGAGCATAAACAATGATGACGAAAACGAATATTATATGAAAGGATTCCTACACAGTGACAATGGCTTGACAACTCCAGTTTTAACAAGTTTTGAAATAGGATATTTTATTTTGAATTTTGTCGTAGAGGATGGCACAAGTAAAACAGATGCAACAAGCTATGCAACAGAAGCACAATTTGTTCAATATTGGCTTAGCAAAGGAGCTGATTATTCTAGCGAAAGTACTATTGATATAAAGCAATGGTTAAATGCTGCAACTGAATATATAGATATAAGCTATATTTTTGAAGGGGAAAAAACAGATATAAACCAGGCTCTTGAATGGCCTCGCTATGGAGTAACAGATAGATTTAACTATTCCGCTGGATATATGAGCAGTAACACAATAGATAGTAATGAGATACCACAACAAATTATAGACGCTACTTGTTATTTAGCTGCACAACAGAAACAAGAAAATCTTAACGTAGTTGACAATGGAATTAAATCTGAAAGTTACGGTCCTGTTTCTAAAACATATTCTAAAACATCGAGCGCGAAACAATATATTGCAGTAGATAAAATGTTAAAATGGCTTATCTTGCAAGGAAATAAATTGATAAGGGTAAACTAATGTTTGTTAGAGATATGTATAATAGAAATAAAACTGTAACGGCAGAATTTAGAAATGTAACAACGACCGTAATCAATGGTGTTGTGACAAAAACATATTCTACAAACGCTGATTTATCTGTTGAGGCTTTATTTTGGGTTGGTTCTGCAGCTGATAAAGTAGTAAGCGAAAAATTAAGGGCAGATATTGCGGGGGTTGTTGTAATGGATTATAGCGATTACACAACAACCATAAATGAAAACGCAAAGGTTACGATAAATAGCAAAGACTATAGCGTAATATATGTAGATAATATAGCCGAACAAAACGAAGTGATACAAATTCCTGTGAAGAGGTTTTCGTAATGCCAGTTACAATCAAAAAATTCGGGAATCCTTTGAATGCAATAGAGAACGGAATTATAGAAGGAAATGCTGTTATTGCTGCAAAAGTAACTGCACAAACAAAAGTTTTAGCACCGGTTGCGCAGAGGTTTGGCGGAACCCTAAGAAATTCTTATATGTGGAGAACAAGTAGAGAAGAGGGTGGCTTCAACGATTCCAGTGGAGGGCAGGCAAGAAGAAAAATAAGTCTAAATCCTTCTAAATTTCAGGCTTATGTCGGTTCAGCTTTAGATTATGCTATATATCAAGAGTTCGGTACAAGGAAAATGGCGCCACAACCACATATCAGACCCGCTATTGCTATAGTTGTAAAAGGACAAAATGTGAAAAAAGTTATTAAAAAAGTACAAGAAGAAGAAATGAAAGGAGCTTTAAAAAAAGGTGTTAGTAGGGTGGTATTTTAATGTTTGGCTCTGATATATTATATACAGCTCTGAATGTAACAAATATTACAGATTTACTAGATAGCTTTGGAACTGGTAAAGCACTGTTTAGCGATAACTTAATACCACAAAGCTTTACAGGAGATAAAAGCATTAACTTTTACATGACTTCTCCTTTTAATTGTTCTATGGAATACAATGATTATAGATATACAATAAATTGCAGAGCAAGTACGTACAATGAAAGCAGAACTATTGCAGAAGCAGTTAAAGACGAGATAAACAGATCTAAATATGCAAACAGCTTTATGGTGGTTAGTATTTTGGGTACTATCCCACCACAAGACGACACAGATAATTATAATACGCCAGTAGAGGCGAGAATAAAGGGAAAATAAGGAGGCAATATGCCAGTACAAACAACAAAAAAAGGAAATATATATTATCCAGATGGCGCGGTGCTAGCTGTCAAAGCTAGTGGGGAAAGTGTTTTCACGGATGTGGGAGTCATCATGTCCGCAATAAATGTTACGCTTAATTACGACATAAACGAAGTAAACACGGCTAATGCAGATAAGTTAGATAGGCAAGTAAGAAATATGACGGCTGCTCTATCGTTTACGTTAGGTAATTTAGAGCCAGCATCGATAGAAAGATTTTCGGGAGGGATTATTGAAAAGGTAGATACAGCAGGTACACCAATTGCAACAATACCTGACTATGAAATTGCTGCAGATTGGTCTGATAATACTTTATACCCGCTTACAATGGTTGTATCAAGTTCGGACTCAACTGTGGTTCGAACAACAGCACAACCTACACTGACAAGTGTGACATTAGATCCGACAGGAACACCAGAGGTGCTCGTGGAGGATTCTGAGTATGTAGTTGTAGAGGATACACACTCACCAAGTGGCTGGTCTATACAATTCATCTCGGCAAATATGTCCACAGTCTCCCCGACTACATACGAAATTGTTGTAGACTATGGGTCTAATACGCCAATTGCTTCTAGCACCTTATACGCCGGAGCTTCTACTATTGTCATGGATGCAGTTGCGATACAGATTACGCATACTGACGACGATAGTTTAATTAGAAGACTTACTTTAAATTCTGCGGATATTGACAGTGGCGGTCTTGCATTTAATTTTAAAGGTGCAAATGAAGATGGAATCGAGGAAATGGCTGTATCTTTTACTGGTAAACCAGATACAAGCTTAACAAGCGGTAGACAACTATTGTCTTGGGTAGTAGAAGACGGAGCAGCATAATGAACTTTGATTTAGAATACTTTGAAGATGGCGAGCACAAAATAAAAACATTTAATATAGAGTTTATTAGCAACGCGATGAGACGAAAAAGAGATAGCATTATCGAAAAAGCAACCGATGTGAAAATCAGTTGGGACAAAATGCAGGAAAATTATGCGTCTATCGCAGCTAAGAAAAATATTCTTAGAGAAAACAAAGAAGCAGATAAGGAAAAACTTAAACAGGAAATAGACGAATTATCCACAGAGAATGGAGAACTCGCAAAAAAAATTCGTGGTGTAGGGACGGAAGAATTTTTTAATGCGAGATATGAGCTTGCTAAAGAAATATTAGAAAAAAATGGAGTAACAGAAGAAAAATTTTTCTCCTATGATTTTTGGGACAACAATGTTAACATGCAGACAATGATAAAACTAATAGATGAGATTATAGACAAAGATGTACCAAAAAAAAAACAGGAGGAGAAAAAATAAAAAAATTTTATCCCGAACGTTTAATAGCTGCGCTAAACAAAGTAGGGATAAAAATAACAAGAGACGAATACTGGAATGATTGCGGAATAAAAGAGATACAAGCAATGGTTAATGTCTCTGGGTTCAGTAAGGAAATAGAAGATTGGATCTGGGAAAAAGACAGAAAGCCAATGACAATGGTTTGGGAGTAATATGGCTGCGTATGATCTTGGAGAGCTTGTTTGGAAGATAACAGGTAATACAGAAGACATAAAGAAGAAACTTGGCGAAACAGATAAAAAAATTTCTGGGGTTGGGAAATCTGCGTCCGGAGTAGGGAAATTGCTCAAGACTGCTTTCGCCGTTGTTGGTGTAGCTGCTGTTGTTCGTTTTGGAAAGTCTCTTATAAATGCTGCGAGCGATGCCGAAGAGACAGCAAATAAGTTCGGTGTTGTTTTCGATTCTGTTATAGACGATGCAAATGGCTTAGCCAGATCTTTGCAGGATCAGTATGGATTAGCTTCAGAGGAATCGCAAAGACTACTTGCTTCAACCGGAGATTTATTGGTCGGGTTTGGAACTGCTAAAGACACCGCCCTTGATTTATCTTATCAAGTAAATTCTTTAGCTGCTGATTTAGTTTCTTTCACCAACTACCAGGGTGGTGTAGAAGGAGCAAGTCGCGCTCTTACCTCTGCGCTTTTGGGGGAAACAGAAGCAGCGAAAAGTTTAGGATTGGCTCTTGGAGAAACTCAGCTTAGGCAATATGCAGAAGCGCATGGGAAGGTTTTTAAGGCACTGACAATAAATGAAAAAGCAGCACTTAGGTTAGAGCTTGCAATAAGTCAATCTGGTTCAGCGATTGGGGACTTCCAAAGATCTATAAACAGCTATGCTAACCAATCACGAATAGCAGAAGCAAGGACAAAAGACTTGCAGGCGACACTAGGAAAAGGACTTCTTCCAATTGCAACTCTCGCAGTAAAAACTTTTAACGAGAATGCAAGTTCTATGCAAAAGGCAGCCGAGGCGTTTGTTGATTATGTGAAGAGCGCAGAAGGTGCAAGAGAGATAGGCGATATAATTGGATCCATAGCAGGGGCAATGAAAGTATTGTCTATTGGCGCAGGGGAGATCATTGACGAGCTAGGGAAGTTCATAGACATACTCGATGATTCTACAGACGGGTTGTCCGACATAGTATCTTCTAGCGCAAGTGCAAGTATAGCGTCGACTGTTTTGGCAGGAGCAATACAATACGCGAGCAGCTTTATTAAAATATTTGCCGTTGTGATAGGTGGAGCAGTAGAAAATATAATAAACATGGTAAGAGTAATAAAAGAATCGGCAGGTGTGATCAGCTCTTTCTTTTCTGCATTGCTTGGAGAAGGATCTTTCGATGAATTTAAAAAACAAGCATCGTTAGCCGGTGACGCATATAAGACCTTTGGAAAAGGAGTTATAAAAAATACTAAGAAAGCATTTTCAACAGCGTATAATGAGGTTTCTAATTTTGGAGAGAACACAGAAAAAATGTCGAAACGTATTTCGAGTGCTTTCTCTGATAGCCAAAAAGATATTTCGAAAACAGTACAAAGTGTATTGACCGCGCAACAACAAGCAGTCAAATCACAGGTACAGCAACAACAACAAGCAGCAAAAGCAGCAAGCGAACTTGACAAGGAATATAAAAAAGTAATAGATAGTCAAAGCGATTTTGCTAAGGCATTCGGGGAAGGATCTAAAGAATCTTATAAGTCTTTTAAGGAAATATCTAAAAACATAAAAGATGTATTAAATACATATAAAGCAGCAACAGGAGAAATTGTTAATTTGCTCGGCGCAATTGACAATTTAAATCAAGTTAGAGCAGATAATAAAAAAAATGCACTAGATCGAGAAATGCAAGCAGAGCTTGAAGCGGCAGGACTTGCAGAAGCTACAGCAGTGCAACAAGCAGAACAAGAATTAGCAAGGGCAGAAAGAGAGGGCACAGATGAAGAAAAACGACTTGCTAAAAACGCACTTAAGAAAGCAAAAATAGAAGAAGATTACGCCAAAAGAAAAGCAAAAATAGATTATGAAGCAGCACTGTCAAGTTGGGAAATAAAAAGAGCAATAGCAGCTATAGAATTGGTGCAAGCACCTTTGAGTGCTTATGTTTCCACTTTAAGCGCGCCTTGGCCGCTAAATATGATTCTTGCTCCTATTAACGCAGCATTAGCAGCAGCAACAGCAGGTTTGCAATATAAGGCAGTAGTGGAGTCGAAACCAGAACCGCCATCTTTTGCGACTGGTGGTATTGTACCAGGCAGTAGCTTTTCTGGTGACAATGTTCAGGCCAATCTGAATAGTGGGGAAATGGTATTAAACAACCAGCAACAAGCAAGGCTATTTAATATTGCAGATGGCGCAGGCAGAGGAGTAAATAATTTATACCGAGTAGTAGGAACAAGAGAAAGTACATTTGCAGAAATAACACAAGCAATAGAGAACGGAGAAATCTTAATTCCCGAAAGGGCGTTAATAAGAAGCTAAATGAAAATATTATACGATAACATAGCAATGAACAGTACAATAACGAGTTTTTCCGAGAACCCGTATTATGAATGGGATACAGCCTTAAACGATACTAGACTAACAAGATACGGACGAACACTAGGAGTAGATGACGAATGGCTGATGTTTGAAAGTGCAAGCGCTGTTGATGTAGACTGGGTATATATTAGCAACCACAACATTACAAGCGGAGCAACTGTAAAAATACAAGGGAATGCAACTGATAGCTGGGGTAGCCCATCAGTTGACCAGGCAATGTCTTATGACTCTACTTATGATTATTGGTATTATAATTTTTCTTCTACAGAAAGTTATAAATATTGGAGAATATATATCGATGATCCTACGAACACAGATGGCTATATCCAAATTGCTTATGTTTTTATAGGCGAAGGACTAACAATGCCTGGCATAAACCCAGAGGTGAGCGTTCCTTATACATCAAATGCAGAGGTGACAAAGACGCCGTCTGGCCAGGCTTATGGCGATAGAAGAGTAAGATTGAAAGGTGGCGGTGTTACTTTCCCAACAATAACAGAAACGCAAAGACAAAGTATGTTAGATTTTTTTGATTATGTAGATTTGACATTACCGTTTCTTG